ACTGAGTATCCTGTATATCGACGAACGCACCGGAAAGTTGGACAAGGAGAAGATTGCGTCGGATCTGTCTATGGGCGACACCTCGCGGGAGGACAGCGACTCCCAGTACCGGAAACTGGCCATGTCGCTGGTCGAGCGGCTCTGGGAGGGCCAGGCCATCCCGGAACACATCCCGATGCCGTTCTGGAACCTGCGCGTCGTGATGGACGAATTCGAGGCCGAAATGGCCACCACGGAGTTTTTGTCGGCCTCCACGCAGATCCAGCAAGGATTCGTGGAATTCTGGAACCGCTGTCGGCAAATCATGGTGGAGGCGAGTGAACGGCGGCAGGAAGGCGCAGAACAGGCCCAGATCGCGCAGGTGGTGGCCCAGGCCGCGCAGCAGACCGCTGCGAAGGTGGCTGCTGATGCGGTGGATGAGGCTATGGAACAGGCCAAGGCGTCCGCTGCAGCCGCCTCCCAGGCCCCGGAGATGCTCAATCAGGCCATGATGGGGCAGCCGCAGCAAAGGCCCCAATAATGGCCCAGGGAAGACTATTCGGGCAGGCTGCCAAAGCCCTGATGCCCCAAGTCAAACGCCGCAAACAGGCCATCGCCATCGGCCTCGATGTGGCTCGCCGCACCGGGAATCCCAAAAAAGTCGGCGTCGTAATGCACGAATTCAAGCACGGGCCCCTGAAATCAGGGAGCGGCAGCAAAAAAGGGGTCCGGTGCAGAAAAAAGCATCCCCCCTCTTGACATCACACCGCACGCATATCTATACTGCTCCAATGCCGTGAATGAACACGGAACGCGAACACGCGACGACGCACTCCTTGGCAAGGGAACACGCCCGCCGCACTCGCAGACCACTCAGTGAGGCATCGACATGGACGACCTTGAGGCAACCGCAGAGGGCGGAGAGGACGTAGAATCTTCCGCCCCAGACCCACAACCGGAGGCATCATCACCCGAATCCTGGCCGAAAGACGTTCAGGCCGAATACACGCGGAAATCCCAGGCGCTGGCGGACGAACGCCGGAACTGGGAGTCGCAGCGGAATCAGTGGACTACCCAGGCCCAGCAGCAGCAGCAGCAGTTGCAGGCCTACGCGCAGCAGCTGTTGCAGCAACAGCAGCAACAACAGCAGGGGCAAGGACAGCAGAACTCGCAGGCTGGCATGATCGAGCAGCTGCGGCAGATGTCCTACCTGGATGGACCCACCGCGGCGGCGATGATGGAGCGGATTTTGTCCGAGGGCATCAACCCCCTCAATTCCGCCATCCAGCAACGTGACAAGGCCTTGGCGCATGTGTACCAGCAGTACAAGGCGCTGAATGATCGTGTCGGACAGGCACAGGGCAAGCAGGCCGAGGGTGAGTTGGCAGCACGATTCACCAAGGCGCGGACTGATCACGGGCTCCCCGACGAGGCTTGGGCGAACGAGTATTTACAGGACGTGTACTACTCGCATGAAGGCGCAGACTTGAACAACGCCTATCCTGAGATGGTACGCGCTCGGCTGGACGCCATGCGGAAAGGTATCCGCGATATGGACCGTGCAGCTGCCCAGAAAGCCAAAGCGTCTCCCTTCCCCTCCAGGGGTGGAGAGATGTCCCCGGTGTCGGGGAAAACGGGGGGCTACAAGACCCCCGAAGCACGCGCCGACGAACTCTGGTCTATGCTGAACCCTGGATCAAAGGAGTGAGAGGGCCTCGGAGGATCGCGCATGGCTAGCACCACTGATGTCATTGAGGCGATGAAATACACCTATGGTGTAGATCAGGTCCTCTACCTGTTGAACCAGGAAATCGTCACCTGGAACATGTTCCAGAAGTTGAAGAAGCCCCTTGGTGGCCGTGGTCAGTTCATCATGCCCATCATGGTCAAGAATCCCGGATCGTGGTCAGGGCTGGCGGAAGGTGGGTCACTCCCCTCCAACCTCAACCCGGATACGACCGAAGCGACATTTGCCCTGCAGGAATTCGCGGGGCTGTACAACATGTCGTGGAAGCTCCTCCAGGACGCCCGGAACTCGAAGTTCGCGTTCCTGACGGCCCTGAAGATGATGGAGCAGGGGTTCAGGCGGCGGGTCCTCAAGCTCATTAACGGGGATCTGCTCTCGGATGGTCTGGGCAAGCTGGCGGTCATGCCAGCCGCGGACAACCAGACCACCATCACGGTCAACGCCCTCCCTGGAGTAGACCTGGGGATGACCGTAGACCTGATTGACGCTTCAGACAACGATGCGGATCTGGCGGCATCACGGACCGTCTCGGCCGTGGACGTGGTGAACCGCACCATCACGATCAGTGGAGCAGCTCCCAGCGGCACCGCTGCCGGGGACTTCTTCTGCATCGAGAACACCACAAAGTCTGGGGCGATCTATCACACCAACGGACTGCTCGGGATCATCGACGACGCCAACCCGCCAAACGGGAACTTCGGGGGCATCAATCGCTCCACGGCGGGGAACGAGTTCTGGGAGTCGGTTGTCCTCGACAACAGCGGCACCAATCGGGCCCTCACCGAGGACCTGATGATGCAGCTGGAGGATTCAGTCCGTGAGAAGGGGGGAGCCTCCCTCAACTCCTACGTCTCCAACCTCGCCATCATCCGCCGCTACCACGAACTCCTCCGGGAGGATGTGTTCTTCGCGGTGAGTTCCCCCAAGGGACTCGACAGTGGCGCGGGTGTGGGACGGTCAGGAGGAGCCCAGCAGAAGGGCAAGGAGGGTGGCACCGGCAAGACCATCTATCGGTTCTCCGGGCAACCCTGGCACGTTGATCCCTACTTCGCGGCGAACACCATCATCGGACTGGACACCAAGCATTTCTACATCGGGCACGGTGAGAATGCGGTGCCTCGGCCGGTGTCTGAAATCTTCGACGGAACGCCGTTCTTCCGGCAGACCACCAGCACCACCTTTGAGGTGGCCTGGTACTGGCAGGGACAGCTGCTCTCCGACAACCCCGCTGCGGGGGCGAAGATTGAGGATGTCGCGGAGTCGTAAATCTGAGTAGGTGGGGGGAGGGCTAGCCCCCTCCCCCGTCACTTCGCCAGGAGACATCATGGGCATCAAAGCGATTGCGAAACTCGCGCCGGTTCATATCATCTACACCATCTCGGCAGGAGAAGCGGCAGATTGTCAGATTTTCGTGGCCGATCAGGACTACGAGATCATGGATGTGCGGGAGACCCACAGCATCGTCGGTGCGGGCAGCACCACGCTGGATGTGGGGATTTCAGCCTCAGGCACCGCACCCGCCAGTCTCACGACGGCCCTGAGTTCGGCGTTTGCCATTGACAGCACGGTGAATGTGCCGGTGCAAGCGACCCTGACCTCCACCCTGGCCGCGCGCAAGATGGACAAGGGGGAGCAGGTGTCCTTGAACTGGACGGGGACGGTCTCGGCCTATGAAGGCTGCGTCCATATCGTGCTGAAGCCGATTCGCACCAACACCACCTACTAAGGGGGCGCATGGAGACGTTCGATCCCGTCAAGTATTCCCTGGAGGAGAACACCTTCTTCCTCACACACCTCGGGGAGTCCCCCGTGGTGGCCATGGAGGGCACCCTCCCCCAAGGGGTAGCTCCCGTGGTGGTCCGCGAAGTGCTCGGGGCCATCTACGAGCTGGCCGAGCTGAAGCGGCATCGAGGGACTGACTGGGTAGGCATCGAGCCCGTGCTCACCGCGATTCGGACCTACCTCCATGAGTGGGAGAAATGGCGGGAGCAGTCCACCCAGGGCGCACCACGGTTCCCCTCCATGTACGCCTGGGACGGGAAAGGGCGGCCCCACCGGGGTGGGATTGGGTCGGACTCCGGGCAGGTGACCACCCATATCGATAACAAGGGAATCCGGCATCAGTTCGCCATCTCTCTCCATGACCAGGGTGCAGGGTTCGTCCCTGCCTGGCTGAAGCCTGAGGAGCCCCTCCCCGACGAGTGCGTGCTCGACCTGGAGAAGGGGTTCATCCAGTGCCCGGTCGATGGCTGGGCGACCAACTTCAACCCGGCGTCACACTCCTCCCAGAATGTGGCGCGTGCGCGGATGGCCAAGCATTGCCGGGGCTCCAAGGACGAGCGCGTACGTGAGTTCGGGTTGAAGGTGTTTGGGTAATGCTCTATGGTGCAGCCACGGGACGACGACACGCCCATGCGGGTGCCAGTGGCGCGCCCGACGCCCCCAGCGATTGAAACCAGCCTGTATTTCTGGCACCCCAACCGTTTCGGGGTGCAATATGGGCCAGCCCCATTTCGACAACAACTCCAGTCCATCCATCCAGACCTCGATGTCACCTGGCATCCCCTCCGGGAGCGGTGGCTGATCTGGTACAAGCGTCCACGCATCCAGCACTACCTGTGTGCGGGGTGGATGCTGCTCCTGGTGGTCGAGAACTCCCAGGAGGAGTATGTCCCCCTCGATGCCCGCACCCTCGCGGCCGTCGTGGAACAGAGTGGGTTCAAATGGGCGAGCGGGAAGGCCTACTGGGCGCGGGTTGAGCAGGAAGCCGCCCGTGAGCACGCCGCCCGCGACACGACCCGCGAGCAGACCGTGGAGGACATCGGCACCGACTACTGGGACCACACCAAGATCCAGATCAGTATGCGCGGCCACTCCAACGGGAGTAAATTCGTCAACCACCATGCGGGGGATTAGATGGGATTTCTAGCCATTGGACTCAAACTGCTGCCCATGATTGTCGAGGCCATCAGCTGGGTGGAGCGGTTCATCACCCAGAAGGGACAGTACAAGCAGGATGCCGCGGTCTACATGGTCAAATCTATCCTGGGGGTGGTCGAAACCGGCGTGGCGCGGGACCTGTTGAACGATGATGAGGTCGAGGCCGCGACCCGGAAGTGCATCGACGCCATCGTGAGCCTCCAGAACCTCATCGCCGCCAAGCACGAGGACTAGATGGCCACAGGACAGACGCTCCTCGACTTGATGGAAGTCATGGACCGGGGACTGCAGCTGCAGTCTGGGGAGACCGGGGTGACCCAGGGGCTCCTGGCGCTGAACGCCGCCCAGGACCACTTCGAGTCCTACCTGTCCCTGGAGCCCAATGTCATGGGCTCGTCCATCGGCACCGTGACGACGACGGCAGACACGGAGCGCACCACGTTCCCCTCCGGGGTCCTCCGCATCGACCGCCTGCAGTTCATCGACCCCACGACGAGCCGTCCGGCCTGGGACCTGGACCGTGTGGGGCCCATTGGGGACTACTATCGTTCATGGGGGATAGGCCCCACCCTGCAGTTCAACACCACCACCACAGGGCGACCGGTGGCCTACTGGACGGATGGGTCCCACATCTACTGGGACCCGCTCCCTGACGCCACCCATACCGTGCGCTACTACGGGTTCGCCCCGGCCTCGGACATCACGGCCGCGGGGACGTTCTCCTACCCTGACATCGCTCTCATGCCGCTGGCCACCTTCGCGGTGAAGATGTCGCGCACCGGGACGGATGACGACATCGCCTCCATCACGGACATGGGGAGTCGGGTTTTCGCTCCGACCATTCAGGCCCTCAGCCGCTTCAACCGGGACCGCACGCCCGCCTACGACTATCGCTACGTCCATACAGAATAGGAGGGCCCTATGGCCCAGGGACCGGCACAGGAAGACTTCCAGGACCGCTACAGTGTGCAGCTGGTCAAGCACGCCAAGATTGACGGGGCCACCAGTGGCAACAACACTCTGGTTGCGGCGGTGTCCGGGAAGAAGATCCGTGTCCTGTCGC